TTCTATTAATGCGTTGCCATACATTGACGGTGACATCCAAAGCCAACTGCCGAAACTAACTTTTATTCCTTAACGGAGGGACTTGATTAATGTATATTGCAGATTTCTTAAATAACGTATCGGCTGCGCAGGTTCAACTCCTGTATAACGATACTTTTCAATTCTTGATTGACCCAGATAAAGAATCCCTCCTACAACGGATGGGCAAAAAACCCGACCCCGGCGTTCTGAGTCAATACAAACTGATGGATGATTTTGTCACCCTTGAGTTTTCCGATGACCCTGATGTGTTGGCATATCTTGTTAAACAAAACCTAGCAATCGCTTCCGTGATTTCCGTTGATGGTGAGGTTGTCTCAACGGGTGCAGGAAGTCTAATTAAGTTTGATGGAGACTTCTTTAAGCTGGCGATCGCCCACAACTGGGATGAGAAAAAGCAGGAGCAAATGCTGAAGTTTAAACGGATGTTACCGGGCAATATGTCCCAGACATTCATTGATATGCTTTACGGCTCCGTCGCTAGTTTGCAGCCACGGGTGATCAAACTAGCCAACGTCTTAACTTGGCAAGTTTTACAGTCGGGTCAAGTTAGTTATACCGACCCCCGATCCGGTGTAACGGCTAAATTGGCTTATACCACTACAGCCGATCAGTATCCTACAGCCTTATCTGGGACGGCTAAATGGGATGCTTACACTACAGCCACAGGGTTGCAGGATATTGAAGATCACTTACTCAACTTCTACGACAAGAAAGGATATTACCCCGACAAGATTGTGATGTCTAATCGGTTGGCTATCCATTTAAGCCGTCAAGAATCAACCCGTAACCGAGCGTTATCTACTGGGATGTTGTCTAATGTTCCGGCTGCGGGTGTGGCTAGTGCCGTGTCTCCTGAGATTCTAATGCGGGTTGTCCCTCAACTGGCAATGTCCAAAACTCAATTAGAGATTTACGATGCTCAGTATGAGATCGAAACCGCGCCGGGTCAAACGGTCAAAGGTCGTTACCTGAATGACAATGCCTACTGTTTCCTGACTGCTGGCATGGGCAAAAGATTATTCGGCCCCACGATTGAGAATGAAGGGAGATCGGGTTTATTTGTGAAGACTGAACAATTGCAAACATCCCCACCCCGTGACCGTTCCTACTGCGTTGGCAAAATGGTTCCTTTCTTCCCACAGCCTGACTTATTAGGAGGTCGGACAGTCGCATGATAGATACCACTAGACCTGTAAAACTTCTCAAAATGGCGGTCAATCGAGGGAATATCTATCACCCTCGAATCTATAACCCTGGCGAATTACCAGAGGAAGTGTTAGCACGGGTTGATATTTTGCAACAGGATGAACCAAAAAACCCTGATGCAGTATTAACCCCAACTATCAATAACTCGGACGTGAAAGTTGAGAATAGCATCTCATTCTCGGTAGAAGCTCCGAGTACAATTCCCAAAGCCTTTCCCACTGAAACCGTTGTTGTTGGTGCTGTTTTACCCAAAACAGATATTAATAAAGCCACGATTGACGAGCTTTCTAAATTGCCAGGTGTTGGTGCTGCGATCGCCACTAAACTTGACAAAGCACGGGAGCAACAACCCTTTACCTCTGTTGAGGATTTAGATACAAGAATCCCACTTAGAGGGAAGTCTTGGGACGAATTAAAAGAATCTATTTTGATCCAATGATTTACACAACTCCTGACCGCATAGCAAGAATATTAAGAGGGAGGCTTGAACTCAGTACAACCGCGTCGGGTGTTCCCTTTGGATCTAGCTTTGGTGCTAAGGAAGTTGACCTGGAATTGTTGGATCAAAAAGGCAGTCAAATTGAGGCTCAGGTAAATTCAATTCTTAACTTTGTTTATGAGTTGCCAATACCTTCAAATGCCCGCGATGCCTTACAGATTATTAGTTCTATTGTTGAGGATTTGACGGTCGCTTCCCTTGCGGTGGTGCATTTTCAACAGATGCAAAACCCACAAATGGGGGGAGATATGGGATTTGGGGCTATCCTTTACCGGAATGCTTTGTACACCCTTAGACAGTATGTAGCGGGTTATCAATTAGATTTCAACATCCCGGGTTTACCTCCTCCTATGGTTAACCCGATGATGCCAACACAAACCTTGAAGTTGCCCGGCGTTAAGTTGAAAGTTTTGACCCCAGGAACATATACCCGTCAAACCACAATTGTTGCTCAAAAGAATCCCTGCCAAGCTGATAAAATTAATTGGAGTTAAAAAGAAAAATTAATTATGATCAATGCTTTTGTAGATAGAGCGCCGTTAAATGGATTTATATTAGAAAGACAGAGGACAATCCCCGTCACTGTAACAGTGACGGGGACGGGGTTAACGGGTGGGAAACTTAAATTCGTAGCTAAAGATTTGATTGCTTTGCCCGACTTAGATGATTCCCGATCTAAGATTGTTAAGACTACCCCGACTCAAATTGTTGTTGATACTGAAGCTAGTAATAGTCAAAGGATTGTGGCTCGATTTGATATAGGGCCGTTAGACACTAATGCGTTAACAGTTGATACCCTTTATTGGGGTATTCAGTTTGAAACTTCGGTCGGTGTGATTCCTTTTAACGAATTACAAGGGATTCTAAAGATTGAAAATGATCGGGTTAAAACTTTAGTTTAAAGGTGCGAGGATAGAATGATTGACTTTCCAACTTTGTTTCCGAGTCTTGTTAAATACATCCCGAACTGGATGGAAAAGTTCTATCCTCGCATGGCACAATTCGCACGGAGTGAGGAGAGGACTGGTAGAATGATTGACTTTGGAAACAGTACATTAAGACGACGTAAAACCAAAATAGCTAACTTTGCATCCTATCCTTGCGGTAATAAAGGTGTATTTATTCCCAGTTCTAAAAACTGTTATACCCATCCAAAAACAGGAAACAAACTCGATAAACCTCTAAAGTTTAAAGATTATGTTCAAGCTAGAAAAGAGGCTTTCAAAAAGTCAAAAGCAGGGGGTGAACTAAACGAAACAGAACAGGGTTTAGTTCAGGATGTTAATAGATTACAGGGAAAAGTAGAGAATAAACGCCGTGCTAAGGAGTTAAATAGTGCGGCTAAAACTATGGGAGCTAAAGCCATCCTCCCTTCTGGTATTGCCGAAGCTGACCCGAATAAAATCAAGGTTGACCCCAAACGATTCCAATATAAAATCATCGGTGAACAAACCAAATCCGGTGAAGTTGGTAGTTTATCCGGTGTCAAGAAATGGGATTCAAACTTAGGAGGAATTTTACAGGTATGGCGTGACCCCCGAAATGGAGATGTCAACGTTGTCAATGGTCATAACCGATTAGCACTAGCTAAAAAGCTAAATGCTCCCTCTGTTACGGTTAAGCTAATTGACGCTAAAACACCCCAGGAAGCCCGTGCTATTGGTGCATTAACTAACATTGCTGAAGGTCGAGGTAACGCCCAAGACGCGGCTAAATTCTTTAGAGATTCCGGTGTAACTAAACAGGAATTAGAGAAAAAAGGCGTACCAATGCGGGAGCGTATAGCTGAGGACGGGCTGGCATTAGCAAGTCTAAGTGATTCATTATTTAACCGTGTTGTACAGGGTCAAATCCCCGAACAGAGGGCTGTGGTAATTGGGGCTAAAATCAAGGATCACCGTCAACAGCAAGACCTTTTAGACTTAGTTGAGAAGGAAGAAAAACGAGGGAAGAAAATCAACAATGACACCATAGAAGAACTAGGGGATATGATTAAAAATACCCCAACAAAAACCGAGTCTCAAGGGGGTTTATTAGACTTATTAGGATTCACACCCGAAACCCGATCCTTAGCTGTTGAAAAAGCCCAAATTCAATCAGCTATTAAACGGCAACTATCCAGAGATAAACGGCTATTCTCTACCGTTGGCAAATCAAAAGCTGCTCAGGATTTAGAGAGGGCTGGCAATAAGATCAACATTGACGAATCCAATGAGATAGCGGAAACGGCAGAAAGAGCTTTAGGAGCATTTGATCAAGAGAAAATGCTAACAGGTAAAGTCTCTGACTATCTCAATGCGGCTGCCGAAAGATTGTCGCTTAATCAAAGAGGGCAGGATAAAATTATTAAGGAAACTTACGAACAGGTATTAGATGAATTACAAAAAACTTACCGCTTCGGAAAAGGAGCAAGTCCTAAACGAAGTGAGGGATTATCAGAAATTGACAGAGAAGAAGAACGCATCCAAAAAGCTAAGCGAGAGCAATTTGAAAAGGCGAAAAAAGCGGGTAACTTAGAGTTATTCAGGGCATCAGCTAGGCTTAAACTCGCTCAATTTGCAAAACCCGGATGCTGTTGTGATGCCTCCAAACCTTTAAGACACCGAAAAACAAAGCAAACCCCTAGACTGAAAAGAAGGGGGACTCGATATGCT